CGCACCACCCAGGCCGCCGAGTTTTTGACCTCGCGGCCGGCGTCGGTGTCGACGTTGGCGAACACCCCCGGCAGCTGCCCGGCGCCATCGGCGGCGATCAACTCGACACCCTGGTAGGCGCCGATCGGGGTGTTGCCGATGCGGTAGTCGGACAGCTGCAGGTCAGGCTGCAGGCCGAAATGGTAGACCTGATACAGGTACTGGTCCTGGCCGACAAACTCGGTGAACGGGTTGCCGCCGGCATCCGGCACGAAACGGCGCTGGCCGATCACCAGCGGCATCGGCGCATAGGTCCTGGCGCGGTTGCGCGCGCCGGACAACGCGTAGTTCTGGCTGATGTTGGCATCGCCGCGGCCACCCACGCCGGCGATATCCGGCATCGGCGGCGGCAGCAGCGCGTTGACCAGCATCGAGCCGCCTATCATCACCGCCGCGCCGGCGGCGGTGGCCATGCCGGACGAGCCGAAAAGCGCCGCTCCGGCGGGGCCTGCCACGTAGGCCGCCGCCACCATCACCGCCACCATGGCCACGGTCCGCAGCACTTTGCCGCCGCCGCCGCCGGCCACTACCGCGCGCACCTCGACGAAGTCGCCGCGGCGCAGCCGGTAGCGGCGCCAGTCCAGCAGCGGGCGGCCGTTGACGCATACCGCCAGCGGGCCGCGGTCCACGGCAATCTGCAGCCGGCGCAGGTAGCCGCCCAGCGTTTCGTTTCGGCGGTGCGGCTCGTAGATCACCTGGCGGCCGGCGGCGGTCAACGGGTGCGGCGAATGCACCAGATTCGGTTGCGTCACAGCCATTCGTAAAATCCCTCCACGGTGTAACCCTGGCGCGGCAGCTCGCGCAGCCGTTGCCGCAGCACGAACCCGGCGGCCTCGTCGGCGTGCAGCACCCACCACTCGCTAGCCAGGTGGCACATCACGCCGATGTGCTGGGCGCGGCCGCGCGCGAGCAGTAGCACCGGCTGGGCGTCCAGCGGCGCATCGACGTGGCGAGCGAATGCATCCTGGTATTGCCGGATTTGCGCGTTGCGGCCAAATGGCCCCGGCCGGCGCTCGCCGGGCAGCTGGATGTCGCGGCCCAGCACCTCGCGCGCGACGGCGCAGGCCAGGACAGCGCAGTCGGCCGTGTCGGCGATGTAGTCCTGGCCTACATAGCGATCGGACCAATGCATGGGGAAACCTCGAAAATCAGAACAGCGCCGGCGCGGTGCTCGGCGTGTAATAGGCGGTGACGGCGGGCTGGTTGAGCAGGTCGGCGTAGCCGAGGGTGGCGGACACCTTTTGCCGGTCCATGGCCAGCCCGCTCATGTCCAGCGTGATGTCGAACTCGACCAGATCCGGCGTCGAACGCATCACTTGCAAGATGCGGCAGGTGGCGCCCACGCCGCCGCCCGACTGCTCCAGCCATTGCGTCAGTTCGCGGCCGATGTTGTCGATCTCCAGCCGCGCCTGCGGCAGTTGGTTGTCGGTGTCGTCCGGCAGCGTGATGTCGAAGGCGCAGGCGATGAATTCGGCGCCAGCAACGACGATGTTCTGCGTGTCGCCGACGATCCGGACTGGCACTGCCAGCAGCGGGTGGCGGATCTCCAGCAGCGTCAGCAGGAAGTCGGCGGCGCTGGTGGCGTTGAGCTGTTCGCGGGCGTGCTGGGAATAGCTGCGGGGCATTGTATCCTCCAGAAATGCAAAAACCCCGCCGGAGCGGGGTTGTTCTATCGATTAGAAATTAGGCCAATTGTGTTTTTGGCCTAATTTTCTCCACTATTTGGTCTACGAGTTTAGAAGCCAACTCCTTGGACGCGCCCTCAGGGGGAGCATCAATAAAAATTCTTTTGTCTAGATCTAGGCGAGCATGCATCAATGCACCCTTCCGTTTGAAGGTAACCAGAGCAAACGGCATCATGACATCAACTTGGTCAGAGGCCCAGCCATCGCCAAAATCCATCTTGATGAAAATTTCTTTCATACTTAAGGGGACTCCTTGAGTTGGACGGATTATGGTGCAGTTATCCTATGAACATTCAAAACACAAGCTTTAGGCACAATGCCAGTCAGGATCTCAGCATCTCGTATCGAAAACACCAATCCGCATAGCTCATCGCTTACCTTAGGGGGTCGTGGCAGGCAAGACAATCGCTTGACCGCTTGCTGCAAGATATGTCCATGCAATGCAAATGACGCAATCCCCAAGATCAAGCTAGGATCTCCATCATGCGTATGGACAAAGCTCCCGTCAACAATCTCAGCAATTGGGTTATAGATTGTAACCGGGGCAAGATCAGTATCAATTTCATAGACCAACCCAGGTTTTGACGTACTTACTTTACCCCAAGGGCCAGCAAGGGAATATGCCAATGCAATTGCATATGAAGTAGAAAAAGACAAAAGTGGTGATGGGAAAGAGCTAAAAGCCACATGCCGAATAACAGCAGAGTTATTTACAACCAATGTTCTATCTACATGAAATCCGGTCAACCTAGCATCGTTTTGATTCCAATAAGTACCGGGGCCTGCGCCCTTATAAAGTCTCATTCTGAGCAACCCTCACAACAAGAGTCAGTCGTTTAACATGTAGTAAGAATATGCCGGTGTGTCAATCCAATCTCAATTAACCAACAGTTTCAATCTGCAGTTGCGCCCTCCACCTCTGCCGCCCATCCCACTCCCAGCGATACGACGGCGCGCCGCTGAAGCGCCCAGTCTTCGACGTACCAACTACCGGGTCGCGGAATGTGAACCAGCCTACGCCACCGTCGATGTCGATACGGAACCAGTTATCAAACTTCGCCCGTTCCGCATCGCTGCGCACCTTGATGGTGATGGTGCGAGTAATGATCGGCTGTGAAAAACGGCGGCGCTGCTTGGGCAGGCCGCCATCCATCTCTGTTCGCTGCAAGCCGTAGTTGGCCTCCTCCGTATAGCCATCGGCCAGCATCAGCGCATAGGCCGGAAACTCAGGAATCGCCATCGCTATAGCCTCTTGATTGCGTCGCGGATTGGCCCGCCGCGCTTGATGTCCTCCAGCACCACGCTCACCACCATCTCTCGGCCATCGAACCGCGGCTGCGCGCTGGTGGCCTGCAATTGCTGGCCCGACTTGTTGATCAGCTCCACCCGGATTGACGCCGGCGCCGCCGACTGCTGCTGGCGGACGGTCTCCGGCACGCTGTAGCTGCCGGCCGTGCTTGAAGCCCGGCCGACTCCGCCGCCGCTGGCTAGCCGCTTGGCGTTGAGCGCGTGCAGCGTGCCGAGGCCGTAGTGATCCACCGCTGCCGCGCGCACCACAAACTCGCCGTTCGACAGCATCGCCGGGATGCTGTCGCTGGTCGGCGTGCCAGGGCCGAGCACCGGGCCGCCGGTCGAATACCCTGCTGCACCGTTGACGATGGGCGCCGCCGAGCCGCTGCTTTGAAACAGGCCAGACAGCATGCCGCCCATGCCGCCACCCATCATGCCGACCATACTCTGCCGGATCTGGATGCGGACCAGGTCCTCTATGATGCTGTTCGCCAGATCGGCAAACGACAGCTTGCCGGTCATGACGAACTTGGTCAGCGCGTCCTCCATCCCGCCGAACGCCCTGGAGAACATCTCCTCGGTCTGACCAGCGACATCGCGGGCATGATCGATGTAGTTCTCCAGCGCCCGGCCAGCGCCCAGCGACCAATCCCCAGCCGCCTGCCGCATGGCGGCGAAGTGCATCTGCTGGTTCGCCACCATCTGGCCGGTGCTGGCGTCGATCGCATCCAGCGCGCGCTGGTAGGCGACCGGATCGATCAGCTTCAGGTCCAGATCCTCGGCCAGTCGCCGCTTGGCCTCCACCGCCCGCTTGCCAAGCTGGTCCAGCGCCGCGCTTTCCTGCCGGTATCGGTCGCCCCGTCCCAGGCCGATGCTCTCCCGCGCATTGGCCTCGGCCTGCTCCTGCGCCTGCGCGCTTAGGCCGGACAGCACCTCACGCTGGCGCTTGGCCAGCTTGTCCGACTCTTTGCCCAGGTCAGTCTCGGTGGCGATCAGCTTTTCCACCGCCGCCCGGTACTGGTCCAGCGAAATCTTGCCCTGTCCGAACACCTTCTGCAGCACGGCCAGCTTGTTGTTGTAAGTCGGGCTGATGCCTGCGCTCTTGTTGATCAGGTCGCTGACCTGTTCCATGTCGCGCGCGGCCTCTTTCGCCGCCTTTTTCGCAGCAGTGTCCGAGCCCTTGTTATGCTCCTCCCGCATCTCCGCGATGCGCGAGTTGTGGGCGGCCAGTGCCTTCTGGTATTCGGCGCTGCCCTGCTGCAGTCCGTCTACCGCGCCGCGGAAAGCTGCGTTTTCCTCTTCCACCGCTTGACGATACTTCTCGTCCTTGGTCTGGTGCTTGCCCTCTTCCAGGTAGTTCTGCAGGGCGTTGTTGAATTTAGGCTTGACCACCTGGTGGCCCATGGCGCTATCGCGCTTCTCGCCGTTGTATTTGTCGATGGTCCGGAGCGCATCCTCCTGCTGCTGCTTCAGCCCTTCCTGCAACGCCGAGCCGGCCTGCAGCATGCGACCGCGCGCGGCATCGAGTTTTTCCAGCAGCGCGCGCCGCGTGCCCTCCTCCATGCCACGGCCCATCTTGTCGTAGCGGTCATTGAGCGCCTGGTATTCGCGCTGGGCGTCCTGCTGCTCCTGCCGCAGCGCGGAGACGTTTCGATCAGCCAGCGCCGCCTTGATGCGTTTGGCGGCCTGCTCGTTCTTCGCGGCGGCGTTGCCGGCGGCTGCGGAGAGATCATCCCAGTACATGATCAAGCCGCCGATCGCCAGCGCCGCTACGCCGATCGGGCCGCCAAGCAACGCCAGCGCGCCTCGGGCAATGCCCACGCCAGCCGCGGCCGCCCGGGCCGCCACGCTGGCCTCTGCCAGCGCCACAGCATGCTGACGTTGAGCAGCGGCAGCAGCCTCAGCGGCCAGCGCAGCACGGCCGGTGGCGGCGGTTTGCGCCGTCGAGGCCTCGGTTACCGCCACCTCCGCCGCCGCCAGCCGGGTATCGGCCTCGGCCAGCGCGTTGCTCATCGCCAGCGCCCGGCTCTGCGCCTGGGACAGCCGGTCCTGCTCGGCTGCCTCAATGGCCTTGGCCGCGGCCAGGTCCGCCGTCGCTCTGACGCTGGCCACCTGAGCGACCTGCAGCCGCTCGTAAGCGGCCACGCTGCCGACCGTCTGCGCGCTGCGCGCCTGCTCGGCGGCGGCCAGCTCCGTCGCCGCCACCCGCGCGGCGGCGTCAGCCTCAGCGACCATCGCCTTCGCAACGGCCAGGCTGCCTGACTGCTCAATCTGGCGCACCGCGCCCTGCGCCAGCGCGGCGTCCAGCGCCAGCCGCTGCCGGTCCACCGCCAGCGCTGCAGCCGTCTGCCCGGCGCGCGCGGTCGTAGCGCGCGCGAGATCCAGCTCGGCCATCGCGGCGACTCTGTCAGCCTGCGCCCGCCGTGTAGCAGCGCCGGCCGCTGCCTCGTCTGCCTGCGAGCGCGAGCGCCAGTCGATGGCATCGCGTACCGGTGCCGCCACTTTTTGGCCAACAGCCGCCCCAACTGCGCCAGCCAGTTGCGCCGTTTTCAGCGCAGCGTAGGCGCCCACCACCAGCATGATGGCGTCGCGGTACTCATACAGCGCCCGGCCGGCGCCGCCGGAGAACTGCGCGACCTCGACCAAGCCGCTACTGACCTCGCGCATGCCGTCGACGAACTGCCGGCGTTGAGTGTCGTCGCTCAGCGCGTCGTTGAACTCGCTCAGCCAGCCCTTGGCCGCGGCGCGCAACGGTTCGATGCCGTCGGCGGCGGCTTTGGAAACCAGCTCCTTCGACGAGTCGACCAGACCGGCCATGGTCTTGGAGTAGTAGTCGCTGGACTCGGCAAACCCCTGCAGACGCTGCATCAGGTAGTCGAACAGGTTGCCGCCGTCCTGCTTGATCTTGGCAATGTCCTTGTTGGTAATGCCCAGCGCCACCGCCAACTGCGAGTCGGCGGTGATGTTGCCGGTCAGGATCGACCGCATTTCCTGCACCACCTGGGTGCCCTCCAGCCCCAAGGATTTCACGGCGTTGATGCCGACCGTTGATAGCTGGCGGATCTGGTCGATGGTCATTTTGGCCTGCAGACCCGGCCCAAGCATGGCATTGAAGCCGCTGACCAGTTCCTGCGCGCTGGCAGCGGTTTTGGCGGCGTCGTCGGCCAGCTGGGCGGTCAGCTTGGTGGATAGCGCCAGCGCGTCCTTCATCGACAGGGCCTTGCCGTCCAGCGTCGCCATGCTGGCCAGCGTGCCGGCCATGCCCACCTGCATGGTCTCCATCCCGTTGGCGAACTCCAGACCCATCGCCGGGATGCGCCCCAAAGTATCCGCCACCGCGCCGATGGCGCGTTCCGCGAGTAGGAAGCCGCCAACGGCGCCGACCATGATGTTCAGCCGGCCGAAGGAGCGGGACACCTGCTCGATGCTTTCCGCCCCGGCCCGCGCGCGGGTTTCAATCCGCGAGAATCCGCTGTCTACTGCAGACTGCAGCTGGCTCACGTCGCGGCGGATGCTGGCGGTGTCCGCCCGGATATCAATCACGATCGAGCTGATTGGCTGCCCCATTGCCTACCTCTCCCCCATGGCCTCAACCATCGCCATCTCGATAACCTGCAGGTCCTGCAGCAGCTCGGCGCGCTGCTCTTGCGGAACGCCGCGCATGTTCATCGCGGCCTCCACACCCTCGTAGCGCAGGCCGAGCATGCCTCCCATCGGCGCCACCAGCAGCTGGCTGCGGCAGGCGCGCGCCAACTCCAGGGCCGGCAGGCAGTCCGGCCACACCTCGACATCGGACGCGGCGCCAGCGAGCCAACGCCCGACCTCGATCAGTTTTTTTCGCGGACGCCGTAGGTCAGCTCGTTAACGGCCTCCCAGATGCCACGGCTGAACGCCGCGCCATCCGGGCCGGTTACCAGTTGGCGGAGCAGATCCAGGCTGAACGGCAATGCCGCGCCGGCGGCGTCCGTCACACCGTCCCAGCCCACCAGCAGCTGGCCGAACTTGTCGACGTTGGCTTGCAACATGGCCGGAAAGGTTGCCGACTCATCCACGCCCTGCTGCGCCAGCGCGATTACCGCCTCCGGCGCCACGCGCTTGAACACGCCCAGGAACTCCTGCTCCATCGTCAGGCCGCCATCAGCGGGCAGCTGCACCTTTACCGGCCAGCGGATCGTCTCGTCTTGTTTCACAACGAATGCCATGCGCATCTCCATAAAAAAACCCGCTGAGTAGCGGGTTGGGGGGACTGTTACAGCGAAATCACAAGGTCTGATGACCAGGTCGCCAAGAAAAAGTACACCTAAAGTGTGCCTACTCCAAGTGGTATTACTGCGATGGAGACTAAGAATTCACACAATTTGCCAGCCTTAAATCATCTGCAGTAGGACTTCCCTTCATCACTCCTTCAAAAACACCCTGATCAAGAAGGGCAATATAGCAAATGAGATGATGATTACAGCCTGCATCATTGCAGATGCAATCTGATGCTGGAATTATTTTTTCCCCTGGAATCTGATGAAGCATGGTGAGGTGTAAAATGTCGACGGGAGGCAGCTGAGGAACAATGTCTCTCTCATAATTAAATACATCATAATTTACCCCTGCATTGACAAACCCATTAACAAACACCTCATTACCAAGCTTAGGGCATGCAAAAAGACATGCTGAAATATTACTCACCGATCTAGATTTCAAATCATACGCCAAGAATGCAGCAATAGCAGACCCAAGGCTATGCGCTACAATTATAACTGGTTCGCCCTGTATTAAATTAGTTAGATCTGACAGTGCCTGAGGAGGCCAATTTGCTGTTATTGCATAAGGAAGCCCCGATCCAACAGAGATAAATCGCAAGGACCTATATATTTCCCAGAATCCTCCTTCAACATACTCCCCCGCATCTCGAGGCTTCATTATGCAATCAGCATCATCCAACCACTCTTCAATACCTTCTGTTCCTCGGATTGCAATTACATACCCATCGGCTGATTTAGCGACATAACCGTAACATACCCAGTCATCTCCAGCATCAAGCAATTTCGTACCACTTGACAATGCCGTTTTCAATATTGCATCCGCTGCAACCACCCAACCAACAATAGTGAGATTGCTTTGCTCAATTCGGGGATCTACCCACTCAGGCGGGATTTGACTGATATTTGACCCATTTTGAAGGCAAGTATTTTCAGCATACAAAACATTGCATGCAACTTTAGCAGCTGCTGTACGGTCCACTGTGAAATCTCCAAAAAAATCTACATATTGCTAAATTTATCAAAAATAGTTAAATGACATTTACCGAGGCAGCTCTCCGCCAGCAATGCTCGAGCTACTGCCTTGTTTAACATGGTAAAAATAATACAACACAGCCAGTACTGAAAAATTAATAACCGCCAAAAATAGTAAAATATAATTCGGCTGCAAGAATGATACCTGGACAAACGAATTCAATCTATTGCACTCCGCTCCAATATCCGATAGAAACTGCTCGCCTCTATATAAAACCAGCCCCGTCCCGATGGCAAAGAAAGTATAGCCACCAGCTATTGTATGAAACAGCTCAGCATTACCCCTTCTTATTTTTAAAGCCGCTAAAAAAGCCAGAAATGTTAGCACTGCTGCAGAATACATTTGCCAATTTTGATTCAAAATCTCAGATTGTTTTTGAAACAAATTAAAGCACTCAACCGAACTAACAGTACTCATGTCAACTCTCCTAATAGGTGAGAATTAATTTGATGCCCAATGCCAAAAAATGCCAAGCAATTAATTTCTGCAGAGCACCCTATTAATTCAGATGCCAAGACTAAAAGCCGTGGCACCTGAAAGAGTTATATTTCAGTTAATGAATAATTCACCCACGGAAAATACTTACAATCTATTGGACCTGTTGCACCGTGAAAAACTGACTCACCCCAACGCCCACACGACCCGGGTCCATCAGCAACTTGCCGTTGAGTTCAGACTTGCTGAAATCGTCACCGATCAGATCCAGGCCACCGGCGCCGAGGCGTACACGGAACGCCCGCGCGATCACCGGGCTGCCACCGTCGGCAGCATTCAGGCCCTCGAACTGCAACTCCAGCTCCACATTGGGCGCGGTCAGCGCGTCCACCTGAGTGATGGCCAACGAGGTGTAGTTGATGTCAACCGGGTCGCCATCGATCAGCGCCGCCACGTCCAGTACGCGGATGCCGGCGCCGCTGCGCATCCAATGCGTGGCCTCCGTCAGCTCTTTGACCGTGCCCTTGGCGTTGGCGCTGGCCTTGACCGTTACCGGCTTGGCCCAGTCGATGGGCTTGGACACCGGGGACAGGCAGCCCCGGTTGATTTTCACCGTCTCGGTCGCCGTGCCGGCGGCGATGGCGGTGGCCGTGCCTTTCAGCAACAGCGCCAGGTTGTCCGGGCTGTACTGGCTGATGCCGCCGATAGAGACATCCACGCCGGTCACCTCGCTGAGCACGTCCAGCTGGCCGCCGCCGACAGTCTGGGTATTCAGCAGCTCGCTATCCTTCGTTTGCGGGGTGAACTGCAGCTTTTCGATGTTGCACAGCGGGACAAAGCGGCCGCTGCCGCGCACGGCCGCATGCAGCTGGCCCTTGCCCTTGTAGGTGTAGAGTTTGGCCATGTCGGCTCCTCAAAGAGTGATGGTGTAATCGATGGTGATGGGGATGCGGGTGGCGCAGACCACCGCGATCAGAGTTTCCTGGTCAAATACGGCCTCGCCCATGCTGATGGCTTCCGCGCCGCCCAAGCCAAGCGGCTCTCGCGTCAGCAGCGCCTGGGTAATGCCCTGCTCGATGTCGTCCAGCAGGGCGTAGCGCGCGTCGCCTTCGGCGTAGAGGTCCAGGCTCAGCGCCAGTTGGCGCCGCATTTGCAGCGCCGTATCGTGGTTGACAGCTTCGACCGGCTTGTCGCTCAGCCGGCAGAGGTTGACCGCCGGCAGGTGGTCCGCCTCATAGCCCTCCTCGCGATCCAGGCCGAACAACACGTCCGGACTGAGCAGCGGGCGGATCACGTCGGCAATGGCTTGCTGGATTTGCGTGCGACGCTTCACGGTTTGACCTCCTTCAGATCCAGCCGCCAGTCGCCGGCGCTGGTGCGCAACGGCTTGCCGCGGATCTCCAACAGCTGGCCGCCGGCCTCCACCTTCCTGCCTGCCAGCTTCCCGGCGGGCAGGTGCTCAGGCTGGATGATCAGCCAGGCGCTGGACTGCTCGTCCAGCACCATGCCGCCGAGCGCGCTGGCGTTTTGCGGCGCACGATGAAAAACGACCGGGGTGTCCCGGCCGTCCAGCTTGATCATCTCGCCCTGCTGGCTCAGCGAGCCCAGCCGCCGCGCCGCGCTGGCCAGGCGTTCACGCGCCGAGCGCATTACGCGGCCACCATGGTGGTGGTGGCGTTGAGACGCACCGCAACCGTGCCGGCGCCATTGCCAGTCGGCGCGATGGCTGCACCGATCAGGTGCTTGCCGGCCGCCTTGGCAACGCACACGCGCGTCGCCGGGTCGAGGTAGATCAGGTCGCCGACGGCGACCACCAGCGCCGGGTCCTTGGGCAGGTTGAACGCGCCCTCGGCCTCGCCGCTGAACGGCTCGCCCTTCTTCGCGCCCACCGAGGCCACCAGGAACAGGTTGCCGATCAGCACCGGATCGCCGGACAGCACGTCGTAGGGCGCCGGCAGGGTCAGCGTGTCGCCGCTGAAAATCTTGTTTCGCATCTTGCTCTCCTATTTGCGGAATCAGCCGGCGCATGCCGGCGTGGCTTACTTCTTGACACCCGGATTGCCGGCGATCCAGCGGTAATCCATCAGGCCGACGCCGACATCCAGCCTGGCCTTTACCTGCACGCCGTCCACTTCGAAGCCTTCCTGGTAGGCGGTGTAAATGCCCTCTTGGCCGTCCAGGTAGGCGATTTCGATGGTCGGCGCAGACTCCGGCCCAGCCGCCAGATACCAGGCCCGCGGATCGGCGCGCTGCAGTCGCGGTTCGGCAATGATTTCGTACTGGCCGGCCAGCGGGTTCAGGTCGTCCACCTTGGTGGCGGAGACAAAGCCAATGGCGCGCTGCGCCTTGAGCCGCTGGGTGCGCGGCACCAGCACGTATTTGCCGTACAGGTTCAGATCGGAATCCGTGCCCGGCTCGGTCTGCGCGCCGATCAGCTGGTCCATCAGGTCGATCGCATCGATGCTGATCTCCGCGCCCGGGCAAATATTGCCGTGGTCTGCGTGGAACAGCGGCTTGCCATCGGCCAGCTTCGGCGCGCCGATGATCAATGCCCACACCAGATTGCTCTCCAGGTTGGCGGCGGAGCGGCCGAAGTTGGACGACAGGTCGTTGAACACGCCCAGGTCGTCGTTGATGATCACCTGGCGGCTGATATTGATGATGCGGCCGTAGGTGCGCAGCTTCATGCGCTCGGCGCCGGCGTCGTTCAGCACGCCGATTTCGAACTCGCCGGCCTCGCCCACTTCCTTCAAGTCCACGCGGTTGCCCAGTTGCAGGAAGGTTTTTTCCTTGAAGTCCGACAGCGTGCCACGGCGCACCAGCGGCCAGAAAGTCTGCCCGGCCAGCTGATAACCCTGCATCATGGCGCGGTTGGCCACGTTGGCCAGGATCACCGGGAAATCGCTGGTGGTTTGCATGCCGGCGCCGCGGTTGTTGTTCAGCGCCAGCTCCACGATTTCCGAACGGGTCAGACTGCGCGTGCTGCCGCCGGCGCGCTCCACACATTCGCGGGCCATATCGGTCAGGTTCATGCCGCGAAACTGGCGGGCCAGCTCGCGGTTTTCCGCGCTGTGCTGGCTGGCGGTAAACGAACGCTGGAAGATGGCCTCGCCCATGCCACGGCGGCGGGTTTCGGTTTCGTCCTGAACCGTTTGCACATTGGCCTTGCTGCGGCTGGGGTTCTGGCCGCTCTGTTCGGCCAAGCGCTCCAGCACCAGTTCGCGGGCGCGGTGGATGGTGCAGGCGGGGTCGTCCAGCAGCGAACGGGCGAACTCGGCGCCGAACTGCGGATACAGATCGGTCAGCCTGCGGATTTGCGCCTGGCGCTCGTTTTCCTGGCGGATGGCGGCGGCCCGGATCTCGGCCTCGTTGACCGGCTGGGTCGTGTTGTCTACGGTTTGCGGCATGGGGGTGTCCTCGGGTTGATTGCGGGTTTCCGGCTCGGGCGCCGGCTCGGCGGCGGGTCTGGGTTGCGGCGCAGACTCGGTCTGCTGGTAGCGCACCGGGTAGGCCGGCGCGTTGTCCGGCCGGCAGGCGCCGCGCACTCCGGCATCGGCGTCTGCCGGCACTGGCACCAGGCTGATTTCGTAGGGCTCCCAGTCGATGGCCAGATAGCGGGCCACGCCGCCATCCGGTGCTTCGGTGATCTGGTAGGCGTGGACGATGTAGCCCACGCTGACATTGCGGATGATGCCGTCCACCACGTCCTGAAAGTACGGCTCCACGTCGGCCCGTTTGCTGAAGCGCACGCGCGCCCAGCCCTGGCCCCCCTGTATCCTGGCCTCCTCGACCACGCCGATCTGCCCCTCCAGACTCAGCTGGAAGTGGGTGTTGAGCAGCGCCGCGCCATTGTTGAGGCGGTCCATGCGCACCGCGCCCGGCTCCAGCGACAGTTCCTCGTCGAATGGCTGCCAGCGGTTCCAGTCGAAGCGGCGCACAGCGGCGCCTGTCGACCAGACCAGCTCCACGGTACGGGCCTCGACATCCACCGAGGCCACCGCCGCCCGGGCGGTGACCAGCGGCAGGCTATTGCGGGTGATCACCTCCGGCGGCTCCGGGGTGCGGGTATCAGGCATGCTGTTTCCTCCTGGAATGCGAAGCCCCGCGTTTGCGGGGCTTGGTTTTCTTGCTGCTTTCCGGATCTGCCGGATCGGGTGGATCATCCTCGGCGTTGAGGGCCTCCGCGCCGACGGTAATCAAGTTGTTCAGGTTGAGCGGGATGCCGAGCTTGGCCAGCTCTTCGTAGTCTTTGGCCAGCTCCTGCCACATCGTTTGCGGGTCGACGCCGCGACGGCGCGCCAGTTCCGACAGCGACTTGGCGCCGCTGGCCACTTCCAGCAACTCGCCGACCATGTCTTTGACCGGGTCGACCCAATCCCAACGCGGCGTAGTGAAGTCCAGCTCAAAATCGTCCTCCAGTTCGCCCAAGCCTTTCAGCGCGGCGGCCTTCAGGAATAGCTCCACCATCGGCTCGCACAAGCCGGGGATGAACGTCAGCCACTGCCTGCCCTCGGCATTGCGGCGGAACTCCAGCAGGCCGGCGCGTGAGCTGCTGTAGTTCACCTGGCTGTAATCGCCGGTCAGCATTTCGTAGGTGACCATGCCGCCGGCAGCCAGCGCGCGGCGCTGGTCGCGGGTGTAGTCCGGATAACCGCCGGCCGGCGTGGGCTGGCCGAATGTGACGCTCTCGCCCATCCCCAGCCGCTTGATCAGGCCCGGCGCGATCTTCTCCACCATGCGGCCGCCTGCTGGCTTGTCCTCACGCTCCACGCTGCCGACGCCGCTGGAGCCGGTATCGCCGCTGGTGATGAACACGCTGAAGCAGGCCTCCACCTTCTTGCGCGTCAGCTCTGCGTCTTCGTAGTCGTCCAGATCCCGCGCCCGCATGATCACCGGCGCCAGTTCCGGCACGCCGCGCACCTGGCCGGGCCTCGTCTTGCGGAAACAGTGAATCACCTCCTCCGCGGGGATCAGTTTCGACTGCAGCGAGCGCGACAGCCGGCCGACCTCGCCCGGGTGGCGGTCAAACATCCAGTAGCCGTCCACCTGCCCGATGGCGTTGAACTGCACGCCTGCGACGATGAAACCACCGCCGGCGAGGTCCTCATTCTTGTTGCTGTCCAGGTAGTCGGGCTCCAGCACCTGGAACTGCAGCGGGATGGCCAACTTGTCCTGCGGCCGCCGCCAGCGCACGCGTACCAGCACCTCGCCGCTCTCCCACATCGTCCGCGCGGCCAATGCCTGCAAGCCGTACAGGTTCAAATGCCCGTCGGCGTCGCACTTGCGGCTATTCGCCCAGCGCTTGAACGCCTTGCCCAGCCGCTTATGGCTGGCGAGGTTGCAACGGATGCCGGAGCCAACCACATTGCCGACCCAGCTCTCCAGCGCCTTCTTGCACCACGGGTTGTTGCGCACCAGATCGCGGCTGCGATTGCGCAGCGTGGGCAGGGCCATCTGGTTCTCGGCATTGGCCGAGCTGCCCGTCGTGATCCAGCCGGATGTCCGGCGGCCGCGCTTGGCGCCCTCGTAGGCCCGGATCTCGCCCAGCGCCTGGCGGGCCTGCCAGCGGCGCACCGCGCGCTCCGGCATAAATGTGCCGATCAGGTTGTCGAGCCAGTTCATGGTTCAGTCCCGGGTGAATGCTGCATAGGTGACGGAGGGGAGCGCCGCCGCGGCGGGCTGCAGCTGCCCCGTGCGCTCCAGCTGGTTGCGCACCATCTCGTAGGCGCGCTGCAGCTCGGTGATGGAGCGGTATTGCACGCGCATGCCGTCGCGGTAGATTTCCAACTCGCCGCTGGCGATGGCCTCCTCCAGCGCGCGAAGGTGCTCAATGGCGAACGAGGTCATTCCAGCCCCCCGCCCCATTGGTTATCAAATTCATCCCAGCGCGTTCGCCGCGAGGTTGAGTTCAGGGACAGCGGTCGAGACTGCAACGCCTCAACCGGGTAGCTGGTGGTGGCGTTTGGCGTCGTCACTACGATCACTCGACCGCCACGCTGGGCCCGATCGGTAAACTGAACGCCAGTCAGCAGCATCTCGTCCCTCGTCGTCATAGATAATCCTCCCTCACATCGTCCAGCCAGCCGCCATCGGCTTCCTGGAATGAAGAAGCCCCGCGTGAGGCGGGGCTGGTTTCGGTTGCCGACTGGCCTGTCAGTGATGGCGCGGCCGGCGCCGGACTGGCGCTGAACATGTCCTGCACTCGCGGCTGCAATATCGCCTCGCGCTGGTCCCAGTCCGCCGGCTGGGCGTTCTGAATACGCAGCGGCGGCGCGCAGGCGGCGAAAAACGCATAGTTCCAGCAGTCCAGCGCCTCGTTGCGGGGCTGGTTGGTGCGTTTTTTCCACTTTTTGTTGACCGGGTCGTAGACCTCGGCCGTCAGCTGCTGGAAAAAATCCTCGTCCAGGTCGTCCGGGAAATTGACGAACAGCTCGCCCCCTCTCTCCTCAAACGTCCGCCGGTCGGCCATCAGCCAGCTGTAGAGCGTCGACTTGGCGTGGTCGACGCCGACGGTCCACAGTTTCAGCCCGTTTTTCAGGGTGGCGCCGCCCTCCTCCACATCGACAGACGACGGCCGGCTGACCAGCGGTTTGTTGGTCCGGCCGATCACGGCGAACAGGCGCGTGCGTCCCTTCCAGTTGCGGACAAACCGGTACGCGTGCTGGGTCCGGTGGCCAGCAGTGTCCAGCGCCGCAGCCTCGATGAGCATGTCGACGCCGAACAGGTTCCGGTAGCTACCGTTCAACACCTCATCCAGCCGCTGCCAGACGTTGGGCTGTTCCGGCGTCCCTATTTCGGCCGGGTCACCGTAGAGAATCACCCGGTCGATCAGGTGGCAGCGCTGATTGCGGCCCCAACCCCACACATAGCACTCCAGCCGGTCGTCCTGGGTATCGATGCCGGCGGTCAGCAGCAGCACGCCGCCAGGAATCACCCGTTGCTGGTACGGTTTCACCCGCTGCATCAGCTCGCTGAATTTGATGCTGGCGGTGCGGTCCTCCCAGGTCTCAGCCAGGGCGGTATTGATGAACCGCTTCAGCTCGATCGGGTCCTTCACCGCGCGCAGGAACTGCTCCGAGCGCTCCTTCCACGTTCGACCCAGCCCCACCGGCGAGTAATAGCTGTTGAGGTGATAGCCTCGGATCTTGCGATCCGGGTAGGCGGCAATCCATTCGCCGTTTTCGAGCATCCACGTTTTGTGGTGCTCCGGGATTTCCTCCTCGCAAGACTCGCACACGTAGACCGCATCGATCAGGCCATCCGGATCGCCGTCGCGGCCTTCCGCGAATTTGTAGCGGAACTGCTGGTGGCGCAGGTGCTGTTTGTGCTGGCAGTGCGGGCACGGCACGAAGTAGCGCCGCTGGTCGCTACGCTCGAACCATTTCTCGATGTTGCTGGCGCCCCGCACCGTCGGCGTGGAGCACATATAGACTTTGCGGCGCGGAAAGTTGTTGGTACGCTCCAGCGCCAGGCCGATCGGGTCACCCTCGCCGTCCAGATCGTCCGGGTAGGCGTCCACCTCATCCAGGCCGAGTTTGCCCACCGGCATCGAGCGCAGACTGATGGCGGAGTTGGCGCCGCTCATCCGCAGCACGCCGCCCGCGTATTCTTTCAGCAGCGTGGTATTGCCGCCATCGCGGCTACGCGCCGGCGGGATGCGCGCCCGCAGCGACTCACTGCCGCTGATCATGTTGGCCAGACGCTGTTTCGACCACAGCTCGGCCAGCTCGATGGTAGGCTGCACCACCATCATCGGCCCGGGCGACTGGTCGATGCTGTAGCCGGTCCAGTTGATCAGGCTCTCAGTGCCAGCGACCTGCGTCGGCTTCATGAACACCACGGTCTCGACGCCGCTGCCAGCACTGAGGCTGTCCATGATCTCGCGGATGAACGGCACCACGCTGGTCCGCCATGGCCCAGGCATGGACGTTTCCGCGCTGGTCAGCAAGCGGTGCATGTCCGCCCACTCGCTCACCAGCATCCGCACCCGCGGCGCGAAGGCGGCGGACCACGCGGACGTGACCGCATCGAGCGCCTGGCGCTCATAGATGCTCATGTCCATGCGGGCACCTCAGATCAGAGTTTGCTGGCCAGATCGGCGGCCTGTTTGCTCAGCGTCATGCAACACTCGTCTATGGACTCCTCCAGCAGGGCATAGACGACATGTGGGTCGGACTCGGCCGCCAGCCGGGTGGCAATGCGGTCTGGAATGCGTTCGAACGCCGCGCGGGTCGTCGCAGCCAGGTCAGCGATCAACTTCACCGAGACTTCCTGCGAGATCAGCTCGCGGCGGGATTTGGCCAGATCGATGTCGATCTGCTCTCCGCGCTTGAACTCGTTGGCAGCGCGCGCCGCGTTGTAGGCGGCGATCGGATTGCGCAGATCCACGCCTTCGAACGCGCCAGGCACCGGCGGAGCGGGTGGCGCGGTATCGGCGCTAGGCTGCAGTGCCTGCGCCGCCTCCTGCACCGTCAAACCGGCGCCGCCCTTTTTCCAGCGCTCCAGCGCGTGGCGGGCGGCAACGCCCATTTTTTCGGCGGAGCCGGTACTCGCCAGCAGCTCCAGGGATGCCTGAACCTGGACTTTTTTCCCATCGCCCGATAGCACCAGCCTATCGGCCGCAGACAGCTGGGACACATAGCCGCGCGAGACCCCGAGAAGCTCGGCGAACGCGCTTTTCGTGATCTCGTCGCTCATGGTCTTTTTTAAAGCGAAAATTGAAAGTTAAGGACTAAACCGGCTAAACAGTTTAGTTAGCCAGAACGCCCAGAGCCTGCCGCGGTCGCGGGGATCGAACACCCGTAGGCCACCCCCACCCAGGAAGAACCTATCACCCACCCCACGCCCGCCTCATGTGGAAGGGGAAACGGTCGGCCACCACCCGTTCCCCCACGGCGTAGAATCGGTAGCGCACTGTGTAATGCGGCTTTCGGATGAAGATCAGCACCGGCCGCAGCACCACCTTGCCCTGCCCGTAGTCCAGGCGCTTGTACACGCCCGGCGGCAGTCGGTTCTTGCGCTGGTGCAGGGCGAAGTAGGTGAAGCCCTTCCGCTGGCCACCGCGCGCCAGCGCCTTGAGCCGCCGCCCGCTCATCCACTGCGCGTTGTCCTGCAGCCCGTTGAACCAGCTGAGGATCTGCACGATCTGCGCGCGCGACATGTTGCCGTTGGCGTCGCGGTCTGCATCGCGGCCAGGCACGGCATACATGCCAGCCGGCAGCACGCCGGCGCGCTGGAGGGCTCGCTCGTACCGCTTCAGCTGGCGTCCGCCACCCTCAATCTGCGGCTTCAGATACACCGCAACCGCGCCGCCCTTACCGCCGAAGTCTTTCAGACACACCTCGGCGTAGTCTCGGCC